TTGGACTACTAAGGAGATTTCTGCTATGAGCATGGATGAATTCGACAAATATGAAGAAGAAATCAGTAAAGCCATGCATGAAGGCAGAATTCAAAGATAAACTTTTTAAATAATTTAAGGAAAGAAAAATGGCTTATAACCAATCGAATGAAAATTTCGCACAATCGTCTGGTTCTAACTTTAGCGGTAATAATTTCTTGCCTGAAATTTATTCCAAAAAGGTTTTAAACTTTTTTAGGAAAGCCTCTGTTGTCGAAGCAATTACAAACACAGATTACGCAGGTGAGATTTCAGGATACGGAGATACTGTTAAGATAATTAACGAACCAGAAATTACAGTGTATGAATACGAAAGAGGAGCAAATGTTGATAAAACACCTCTTACAGATGTAGAAACTACTCTTATCGTAGATACAGCTAATGCTTTTAAATTCATCGTAGATGATATTGAAAGTCAAATGTCACATGTGAACTTTAAAGAAGTTGCAACATCTTCAGCAGCATACTCATTAAGAGATGCTTTTGACGAAGGTGTTATAGCTAAGATGTTCGCAGGAGTATCTTCATCTTCTCCAGACCATGTTATCGGTGCTGATGCAGCTGCTGGTACAGCTGGATTAGGTGAAACAACTGCTTCTGTTGACCTACTAGGTTCAGACGGAACAGGTGTTGATGCTTTAGACTTAATGGCTAGAATGGCAAGATTACTTGACGATGAAAATATACCTGAAGAAGGTAGATGGTTCGTAGCTCCTCCAAGTTTTTATGAGGAACTATCACAGTCAGGTTCTAAACTACTATCAGTAGATTTTAATGCTGGACAAGGCTCAATCAGAAATGGTTTAGTTTCCAGTGGTAAGTTAAGAGGTTTCTCAATGTACAAATCAAATAACATTGCAAGTACTTCAACTGCTACAGGTAAAGTCCTTTGTGGACACATGTCAGCAGTTTCTACTGCTCAAACAATTACATCAACTGAGGTCATTAGAGACCCAGATTCATTTGGTGATATTGTTAGAGGACTACATGTCTATGGAGCAAAAGTTCTTAGACCAAAAGCTTTAGTTTCTGCTTTTTACGCAGTAGACTAATATTACTCGGGAGGCTCTTCGGAGCCTTCCATTTTTTATAGGAGAGATAATGAAACACGGAAATAAAAAGAAAAGAATGGGCTACATGAAAGGTGGCATGAAAAAAAGAATGATGTACAATAAAGGTGGATATGCTTCTATCGGAGATATGGAAAAAGCTTGTATGAGTAAAACAGGCTATAATACCATGAAGATGGAAGGCGAAAAATAATGAAAGTATCAGCACCTAAAGGTTATCATTGGATGAAGGCTGGTAAGTCTTACACACTAATGAAAGACCCTAAAGACGGTTACAAACCTCACAAAGGTGCAAGTAAGTCAGCAAACTTTGCAATACAAAAGAAACATAAAAAATAATGGCAACAACATATTTAGATATAACTAATGAAATCTTAAGAGAACTAAATGAAGTTCCTTTAACTGCAGGAAACTTTGCAAGTGCTAAAGGTTTTCAAGCTTTTGTTAAAGATACAGTTAATAAAGCTATCTTTGATATAGCTAACGAAGAACCTCAACTACCTTTCTTTGCAGCTGATGTTAGTGGAGCTACTGACCCTTTTTATGGCAATGTTACAGTTGCTACTGTTGCTGGCACTAGATGGTACTTATTAAAGTCTGATAGTACTAGTATTACAGACGGTTACTCTTCTGTTGATTGGGATGATTTTTATATGACAACTATTAATGTTGCCGGTGAAACAGCTCCCTATGTATCCAAAGGTTTAACTTTTTTAACTTTAGCTGATTGGAAAAAACACAACAGAGATAGTGAAAATGCTGACGATGCAGACACTCAAGTCTATGGCGAACCTCGTTATGTGATTAAATCACCAGACCACAGAAAGTTTGGTTTGAGTCCAATTCCTGATAAAGTTTATAATATACATTTTTATGCTTTTACTAAGCCAACAGCTTTATCAGCTTACGATGATACCATAGTCTTACCAGAACAATATAGTAATGTCATAACTTCTAAAGTTAGATATTACGTTTGGCAGTTTAAAGAATCACCACAGCAAGCTGCTTTTGCTTTAGAAGATTATCGAAAAGCTATGAAAAGTATGAAGTCAAACTTACTGAACCCTCAGCCTAAGTATATGACTGATGATAGAAGATATTTTTAACAGATGGCACGTTCACAACCTTATACAGTTGCATGTGATGGCGGTTTAGTAACCTCATCAAACTCAATAGATTTATTAAAAATCCCGGGAGCTGCAACACAATTACAGAACTTTGAAGTTTCTATTGAAGGTGGTTATAGAAGAATCAATGGTTATACTAAGTATAAAGTTGGTGAAGTTACAGCAACACGACCAAGTGGAGCAGCTGATAGAATCTTAGGAGTCTTTCCGTATGCTGATGGTGTAATTGCTTGTGTTAGTGATGATATTTATTTTAGTAATGATGGAGCTACTTGGTTACAAATAAATAAATTATCAGCAAATTCTGGTGATAACTACACAACCTTTACTGGTAAAACAGCAACCAATAGAACTGGACAAGGACAATGTAGCTTTGCTTTATTTGAAGGTCCTAACTTTGATTATGGTGAATTAAATATAGCTGATGGAGCTAATGTTGTTTTTAGCTTTAGAATGGAAGGGACTGGTAATTTAAATACTAGAACTTTTTTTACTTCAGAAGTAGATGTAGGTGGTTCAGGAGAAGCTGTTAAATATGTTACAGTCCACGACCACCATTTAATCGCAGCTGGAGTAGAAGACAATTTAAATACGTTATATTATAGTTCTAAAAATACGTTTTCATCTTTTCCAAGTACAAATGCTATAGCAATATCAGACCAGATAGTAGGTATTAGAGGCTTCCGTGAAGATTTATTTATCTTTTGTGAAAATAGTATTCATAAATTAATAAACATTAATAACTCTTCGACAATAGCTGTTGTTCCTGTTGCTGAAAACGTAGGTTGCTTAAGTGGTTACAGTATTCAAGAGATTGGTGGTGACTTAGTCTTTCTCGCACCAGATGGTATCAGAACAGTTGCTGGTACTGCAAGAATTGGTGACGTTGAGTTGGGGACAGTCTCAAAACAAATACAACCAATCATTACTGAACTAGCTCGAACTGTTGATGATTATATTATTACCAGTTTAGTTATTAGGGAAAAGTCACAGTACCGTTTGTATTATACTAACCCTAATGCAGTGCAATCAGCACAGCAAGGCATTATTGGCACCTTAAGACCTAATGGTTTTCAATGGTCAGAAACCAAAGGCTTAGAAGTTACTGATGTCAATTCTAACTTTGATAATGATGGAATTGAGGTTTATTATCATGGAGATACTACCGGGTATGTTTATACCCACGATGTTGGTTATGCGTTTGATGGCTCAACTATAGATGCTATCTATCAAACACCAGATTATGACTATGGTGATTTTGGTACGTTAAAGACTTTGCATTATATTAAGATTTCTATAACTCCAGAATCAGATATTCAACCAACTTTAAGAGTTCGTTTTGACTATGGCGACTCTAACATACCTCAACCAAGTGACATAGTCTTAGATGAAGTTCCAGCTCCAGCAACATTTGGCTCAGCTATTTTTGGTTCAGCTATTTTTGGAGCACCAGAGCAACCTTTAGTAAGGGAGTCTTTGGTCGGTAGTGGACACAGTAATAGTTTTAGGTTTTTTAGTTTTGATACTAAAGCACCTTATATAGTAAATGGATTTTATGTAGATTACATACCTTCAGGTAGGAGATAAAATATGGCAGGATATATCCGACAAAGTACATTCCAAGATGGCGATACCATCACAGCAGCTTTATTTAATGATGAGTACAATCAGTTATTAGCTGTTTTTAATAATGCAACAGGACACAAACACGATGGTACTACAGCTGAAGGACCAGTTATCGGTCTGATAGGTGATGCTGGGCTAACCACACCACTCAACAAAATCTTAATAGACACAACCAATGACCACATAGAATTCTGGCTAGATATCTCAGGGACATCAACTCAACAGCTCTACATAGCCGATGGAGCTATCCTACCAGTAACCGACAACGACATTGACTTAGGGTCAAGCTCTTTAGAGTTTAAAGATTTATATATAGATGGCACAGCTAATATTGATAGCTTAGTAGCCGACACTGCCGATATCAATGGTGGTACTTTAGACGATGTTACTATCGGTGCAACCACAGCAGCAGCTGGTACCTTTACCACAGTCGATACATCTGGCAATGTTATCATAGGCGGTAATCTAACTGTCTCTGGTACAACAACGACAGTCAACAGTAACGAAGTTAATATCGGTGATAACATCATTGTCCTTAATTCAGATGAGACAGGGACACCATCACAGAACGGTGGTATCGAAGTAGAA